TAGATTCTTTAGGTCATTCAATTTTTCCAAGAATGGGAGTTGTTGAGGGTCAAGTAAATATTGACGATGTGTTAAACACTGATATTGGTCAACCGATTCGTATGAGAGCGCCTGGTATGGTGCAACCTTTTTCTGTGCCTTTTGTTGGCAAAGAAGCTTTTCCTGTATTAGGTTATTTAGATGAAGCTAAAGAAAATCGTACTGGAGTCTCTAAAGCCAGTGCTGGATTAAATGCTGAAGCATTACAAAGCACAACCAAAGCTGCGGTTTCAGCTACTATGTCTGGAGCGCAAGGCAGAGTTGAATTAATTTGTCGTCACTTTGCTGAAGGCGGAATGAAAAGTTTGTTTACCTTAGTAAATAATTTGGTTATTAAACATCAAGAAGCAGAAGATGTGTTTCGTTTGAACAATGAATTTATTCCAGTCAATCCTAGATATTGGGATGCTGACAAAGATGTAGTTGTGAATGTTGCCATCTCAAAAAACAGTGACGAAGAAAAAATGTCTGTGTTAAATAACTTGGCTGGTAAACAAGAACAAATTTTACAAACTTTAGGGCCAAGCAATCCATTAGTAAATTTACAACAATACGCTAATACGCTAACTAAAATGATTGAAATGGCTGGATTTCAAGATTCTCAAAGTTTTATTAACAATCAAGTACCACCGTTGCCACCACAACCCCCAGCAGGGCCATCGGCTGAAGAAATGTTGGCTCAAGCAGAAATGCAAAAAGCTCAAGTCTCAGCTCAAAAAGCTATGATTGATGCGGAAACTGATCGTATGAAAATTATTATGGATGATGACCGTGATCGTGACATTGAAGAAGCTCAAATTCGTTTGAAGTCTGCGGAACTTCGAGCCAAATATGGTACGCAAGTAGATATTGCTGAAATTAATGCGATTATGGAAAGAGATCGTGAATTGATTCGTGAAGCAGCAAAAATAAATGCGCAAGGATTATTTAAAAATGACGAACCCATGTCTTAAACTCTATGATTTAGAGGTATTAGCAGATGATAGGGTATATATGGGATTTGATATTAGAGCCAAGTCGTTAAAAGAAGCTTTAGATATTATGAGTTTAGTTTACGATACCGAAATTAGTTTAGACTCAGAGATAATTCATTGTGAAGAAAAGGCTATCCACTGATGCAAGATCCAAGATTAAAAAGAGCAGGTGTGTCTGGGTATAACAAACCCAAACGTACTCCTAATCATAAAACCAAATCTCATATAGTGGTTGCAAAAGAAGGCAATAAAATTAAAACCATTCGTTTTGGTCAACAAGGCAAAACAGGTGATAAAACCATGACTAAAAGAGCTAAATCATTTAAAGCTCGTCATGCAAAAAATATTGCTAAAGGTAAAATGTCTGCTGCTTTTTGGGCAAATAAAGTAAAATGGTAAAACCTCAACAACAACAAATAAAAAGATTAAAGACTAAAGAACTTAAAAAAATAAAAGAACAACAAAAATTAAGAAAACATAATCAACTTAAAAAACATGAAACGCAAATTCCCCAAAGTAGCTAAAACCAAAGGTGGTGTACCTAAGAAATATGTCAAAGGTGCTAAAAATCCTAGTGCTAGAGAGAAAGAAATTAAAAGAACTGCTAAACTATATAGGCAGGGCAAACTAACCCCAGCAATGATGAATAAAATTTCTAAATTAAGGAGTAAAAGTGGCAGGAAGTAAACAAGCAGTTATTGATAAATACGCTAAGTCTAGTGGTATTTCCAAAGGCACTTTAAGTAAAGTTTATAAACGAGGGCTAGGAGCATATTATTCTTCTGGTTCTCGACCAGGCGTATCTGCTCATCAATGGGCCGCAGGTCGTGTGCGATCATTTGCTACTGGCAAAGGCGGTGCAAGAAAAGCAGATGCAGATTTATTAAGACCAAAACGTAAAAAGAGGTAGTTATGTATCATTCTAAAAAGAAAGCTAAAAAAACTAAAATGAAACCTAAAGCTAAAAAGAGGAAATAATTATGCCATTTAGTAAATATTCACCTAAACAAAAAAAATTAGCTCGAGTTGCTAAACCTCGTAATAAAATTACTGGTGCAGATTTTAAAAAACTAAGAGCTAAAAAGAAAAAGAAAAAATGAAAAAAAAAGTCAAAGCTCCTAAAGGTTATCACTTTATGAAGTCTGGTAAGACTTATAAGTTAATGAAACACACGGGTAGTTTTAAGGCTCACAAAGGAGCTAGTTTAACGGCTGAATTTGAAGTACAAAAAGTTCACAATGATTGATAAATTAATAGAACCTGCTTCAAATATTATTGGTAAGTTTGTTAAAGACAAAGACTTACAAGCCAAACTAGATCACGAACTCCAGACTTTATTTCATCAGGCCAATCTAGCCCAAATAGAAATATTAAAAGAAGATGCTAAGTCTAAGAATTGGTTTCAAAATTCTTGGCGGCCCTTCGTGGGTTGGACTTGTGGAGTAGCAATGGCGTACCATTTTATTATTCAACCGTTATTGCTGACCGTGTTAACTGCTACTGGTACACAAATTGATTTACCTGATTTTGATTTTGCACAACTTAGCACTATTTTAATGGCAATGCTTGGCATGAGTTCACTTAGAAGTTATGAAAAAAAACATGGAGTGCATGGTAAGTAACAATGTTTTCAAAAAAAACATTAGTTTGGTCAAACTATCCTAATTTTAAACCTGAAGAATTTTTATGTCGGCACACTGGTAAAGCTGGTATTCATTATAAACTTATGGAAAATTTACAAGCTTTACGCACAGACCTAGACTTTCCCTTTGTTATTACCTCTGGTTATCGTAGTCCAGAGCATCCTGTTGAAATAATTAAGCCTGAACCTGGAGTGCATAGTAAAGGTTTAGCAGTAGATATATTGTGTCAAAGGGAACAAGCGTATAAAATTATAACCAATGCTGGTAATTATGGATTTACGGGCATTGGGGTTAACCAAAAAGGTAACAATAGATTTATTCATTTAGATATTGCTACCGAGGTTGATGAAGAACAAAGACCGACTGTGTGGAGTTATTAAGTGCCTAGAGCAACAGTTTCAGAAATAGCAAATCAAATTGATACTCACGAAAAAGTATGTGGGGAGCGATGGAAAAATGCTTATGCACGTTTTGATAGAATTGAAGAAATGATAAAAACTAATAATATGCGTTTATGGTGGATTGCAGGTATTATTATTTCTTTATTAGTTTCGCTAGTAATTAGGTCCATGTTTTAATGTCCAGTCCTACCCAACAAGAAATTTTAAAAGCCAATGAAGCTGAACTTATTTTAAAAAGTGATGTTTTTAAAGAAGCTGTCCAAAACCTCAGAGCAGAATATATTTATAAATGGGAATCTGCTAACGATGAAAATGTAGATTTTCGTGAAAATTTACACAAAGCCATAAGAATTTTACCTGAAATAGAAAAACATCTCCGCATTATTGTAGAGAAAGGTAAGATAACCAAAACTCAAATAGAAAAACTTAGAGGTGTTTACAAAGCATAAACCCTTGAGCTTTATTGTTGTTTTGGTTTAAAATTAACACTTAATTATTAAGAGGTAATTAACAATGGCAACAACGGATAAACCGATTGCATTACAAACAAATATGCAAAAAACAGAACAAGCATTTAATGCGTTCTTGACTCCTGAAGAGGAAGTAACAATTGAAGCAGAAGATGTAGAGCCTGTTGAAGAAGCTGCTGAAGTAGTAGAAGAAGTTTCTGAAGAGCTAGAAATGGCTGAAGAAACTGAACCTGAAATTGAAGCAGCAGAAATAGAAGAGGATCTTGAAGAAGATTTAGAAGAGTCGCAAGAAGATCAAGTAGAAGTGGCGGAGGAAGAACAACCTCAACTTTACACTGTTAAACAAAATGGTATAGAGATTGAAGTTACCCTCGAAGAACTCCAAAACGGGTACAGTCGTCAGCAAGACTATACACGCAAGACTCAAGAATTGGCTAATCAACGCAAAGAAATTGAAAGCCAACAAGCAGAGTTGCAGCAAAAGGACGAACTTTATAAGGAATTATTGCCTAAACTTGAAACCTCATTGAAAGGTGAATTGGCAAATGAACCAGATTGGAACGCTATTTATGACGATGACCCAATTGCTTATGTTCGTGAAAAAGACATTTGGAACGATAAGAAAAAACAATTAGAAGCTACTCAAGCTGAACAGAAAAGACTTCAAGAAGAAGAAGTTTCTAAACAGCAACAACAAATTAAAGAATTTGTTGAATACGGTAATCAACAATTGTTAGAAAAAGTTCCTGAGTGGCAAGATTCAGCTAAAGCAAATGCTGAAAAAATAGCCATTAGGGATCACGCCATTAATGTCTTAGGATTCACGCCAGAAGAAATGGATCAAGTTTATGACTATCGCATTTTGTTAGGTTTAAGAAATTCTTTGTTGCATGAAAAAACTTTAAAAGCAACTAAGAAGAAACCAACACAAAAAGCACCAGCAAGAGTAGCTCGACCTGGCACAGTCAATCAAGTGAAGAAATCAACTCCTTTAAAACAGTCGAAACAAAAATTAGCTAAATCAGGCAAAGTGCAAGATGCGGCTAAAGTATTTGAACAAATAATTTAATTCTGGCGTAAGCCAGAGGAGTAATAAAATGGCTAAAGTCACAAATGCCTTTGATACTTATACTGCGACTGCTGATAGAGAACAATTAAGTGATGTTATTTACAACATCTCTCCTACAGCAACTCCAGTTATGAGTGCCATTGGTAAAAACAATGTAAAAAATGTGCAATTCGATTGGCAAACTGAAACCTTGCCAACTCCAAGTGCAACTGGAAAACTTGAAGGTTTTGAACTTTCAAGAGCAGCTTCAACTGCTACAACTAGGGTGAGCAATGTATGTATGATTAGCAGCAGAGATGCTACTGTCACTGGCTCACAAAATGCTTCTGATGCCGCAGGTAAAAGAAGTGAAATGGCGCACCAACTAGCTATTATGGCTAAAGCGTTGAAAAGAGACATGGAAGAAGCCTTGACTCAAAACAATGCGAAAAATGCTGGTAACGCTACAACTGCTAGACAAACAGGTGGTCTTGAAACTTGGATCACTACTAACAAGTCTATCGGTTCAGGTGGTGCTTACAGTGGTGGTGGTGCTTCTACTACTAACGGAACTCAGAGAGCAATCACTGAGACTCTAGTTAAAACTGTGCAACAAGCTTGTTTCACAAATGGAGCAGAACCTTCACTATTAGTAGTTGGGCCTCATGTCAAATCAGTTGTTTCTGGTTTTACTGGTAGAAGTTCAGCTAGACAGTTCGTAGATGCAAACACTATTGAAGCATCTGTATCTATCTACTCTGGTGATTTTGGAGAACTACAAGTAGTTCCTTCAAACAGAAGTAGAGCTAGAACTGCTTTACTATTAGATCCTGAGTACGCAAAAGTTTCTTATCTTAGAGATTTTGAAACTATTGACATCTCAACTATTGGTGATGCTGAGACTAAAATGTTAGTGGTTGAATACGGCCTTGAAGTGAGCAACGAAGCTGCTCATGGAGCTGTTTACGACTTATCAACATCATAAGTTTAATTAAGGGGGGTGAGTAATCACCCCTCTTTTTTAAGATGGCAAGACGTACTATCATAGATACTAAAACAAACTTTATTAGCGAGTTTGCTACTGAAGACGACAAGTTTGTTTATCACACACAACAAAACGTAGCGCCCGTGTTAGATCACGTTAAAAAAATAAAAGAATTAAATCCTGTGCCTGGCAAAGAAATGCGACACTGCGCAGAGATTCCTATGGTAATATATGAAAAAATGGTTCGAGAGGGTTGGGCGCAAGATAAAGCTAAAATGAAAAGATGGCTAAACGATCCTGAGAATAAAATGTTTAGAACATGGCAAGGTAAAGTATGACTTATACTGAATTAAAAACACAGATTGCAGATTTTTTAAATAGAAGTGATTTAACTTCTAAATTAGATTTTTTTATTGATGCAACCGAAGGTGAATTGAATAGAAGATTAAGAACCAAAGAGATGATTAAAAGAGCTACGGCAACTGCTGACAGTCAATATTTATCTGTACCTACCGATTGGTTAGAAGCTATAAATGTCGAAATAACTTCAGGTGATTTTACGCCATTGTTACAACAATCAATTGAATCATTGGATGTTTACAGAAAAGCTAATAACAATGTTTCTGGTCAACCAGTATTTTTTGCATTAGTTGATAATACAATGGAACTTGCACCTACACCTGACACCAGTTATACATTACAATTAACATATTACGGTTCGATAACAGCGTTGAGCAGTACCAATACTAGCAACTTTTTATCGACTGGACATCCAGACGTTTATTTATATGGATGTTTAAAACACGCTTCTATCTATCTTATGGAAGACGAGCGTGTATCAATGTTTTCTCAACTGTTTGAAAAAGCTTTAGAGGAAATGAGAATGGAGCAAGAACGAGCTGAATTTGGTAAAGGTTCGTTGATACCAAGAAGAAGAACTTATGGTAAGGCTCATAAAACAACTTATCATTTTAAAAGTTAGAGGTAAAAAATGGCGGGATTTAGTGATTATTTAGAAGACAAAGTTTTAAACCATGTTTTTGCTGGTAGTGCTTTTACAGCACCATCCACTTTGCACGTGGCTTTATACACTGTAGCTCCATCCGATACAGGTGGTGGCACAGAAGTTTCTGGCGGAGCTTATGCCAGACAAACAGGAACTTTTAGTGTTTCAGGTACTAATCCAACTACTGCTAGTAATACTGGCGCTATAGAATATCCTACTGCGACAGCAGGTTATGGTACAGTCGTAGCGGTTGGTATTTTAGATGCTTCATCTGGTGGTAATTTATTAGCGTATGCAAACTTAGACTCTTCTAAAGTTGTCAGCACAGGCGATGTATTTCGATTCAATACAGGCGACTTAGATATAACTCTGGCATAACATCATGGCCAGTATCGGCTACAACCAGGGTTACTATAGTAGATCCAAATATAACGATTTAGCGCATCAAGCGGAAGCTGCGATTAATGCGACCAGTAGTGTTTCTGGTATTTTAACTGGAGTTATTGTTGGGTCAGCAACTATCGCTGCTACCAGTGATTTAAATGTTATTGGTACACAAATTGATCGAGCTACTGCTACGATTCAAGCCGTTTCTGGAGTTAGCGCTGTTGGTCGTCAAATAGATCAGGCCCAAGCAACTATCGCTGCTACTGCTAGTGTCAACGCAGTTGGTACTTTCAAACATTTAGGTAATGCTACCGCTGCTGCTACCGCTACCGTTGTAGCGATTGGCGGAGTTATCTTTAAAATTGAATTAACCATTGCTCAAACAAGTGGCTTTAACGCTATTGGTGGTTTAAAATGGACAGACGATGTAGTAGCCGCAGATACTTGGACCGATCAAACCGTACCTGCTGATACCTGGACTCCACAAACTGCTGCTGCAACTACATGGACCGAATTAGATAAACAACAGGCAGCATAGTATGGCAGACACAAACACAACAAATTTAAACTTAATTAAGCCTGAGATTGGTGGTGCTGAAGACACTTGGGGTGTATCTATAAACTCAGATTTAGATGCACTTGATGCTATTTTTAGTGCTACTGGTACAGAGATAGATGTCAGATTCAATTCGGCAAACTTTGATGACAACAAAAAAGCCATCTTTGGCACAGGAGACGATTTACAAATCTATCACGATGGTAGTAATTCTTTTATACAAGATGCAGGTACAGGCACACTCAGAATACTAAGTGATGATGTAAGAATTATGAACGCAGCAGGTACAGAAATATCTGCACAGTTTATACAAGATGGTGAAGCAAGATTAAAGTTTGACAATAGCACTAAGTTAGCTACTAAAACAGGTGGAATAGAGGTTACAGGTAATATTAACAACACCTCTGGTGACTTAACCTTAGATGTAGCAGGAGACATCACGCTTGATGCCGATGGAGCTAATATAAAATTTGCAAATGGTGGTGTTGAGTTTGGTCAAATACTTACAAATGCAACTCCAAATGATTTTGTTATAAGGTCTAGCATATCTGATGAAGATATGGTTTTTCAAGGTAATGATGATGGGACTGTTTTTGCTGCCCTCACCCTTGATATGTCAGCAGCAGGTAAAGCTACCTTCAATGATGCAATAGTAGCGTCAGGTATTTCGCAATTCTCAGATGTTAATATTCCAGATAATAACGCTATTAGATTTGGTAACTCACAAGATTTACAAATCTACCATGATGGTACACATAGTTATGTTGCTAATGGCACAAACACTTTATATTTAAGAACTGCGAGTTCATTGCAAATAGAAAACTCTGATGGCTCAGAAGATTTAGCTACTTTTGCAGTTAATGGAGCAGCAACTTTATTCCATGATAATTCATACAAACTAGCTACTACTTCTTCTGGAATAAATATTGATGGCGGTATAGACATTAAAGATGGTTCATCTTTGAATGGAACTATTACTTCGTCAAGTAACTCACTTACCTTAAATGCAAGAAATACAGGTGTGCTTTTATTTCAATCAGGTGGTAATGAAAAAGCCAGAATAGATGGTTCAGGAAACTTGTTAGTAGGCACAACAGGCTCAAGTCTATCAAACAGCAGTTCAGCTACTGGTATTAATTTAATTCCTAATGGTGCTTCTACATTAGTTAGAGATGGTGGTACTGCTTTGTATCTAAATAGGTTGTCAAGTGAAGGAACTATAGTTGATTTTAGAAAAGATGGTTCAACACTTGGAAGTATACAAGTAGCAGCAGGAACAATAAAAATTAATGGTCCTGATGGCAGTGGTTTGTATTTTGGCAATAGTTCAATCTTTAACAGTGGTGATGCGACTAAAAGTTTGGGCATAAGTACAAATAGATTTACAGACCTTCATCTTTCAGGTGCTGCTTATACAGGAGGTATATTAAAAGGTAGTGCTTCAAGTAGCACTAAAACAATTTTAAATGCTAAAGCAACACAAACTGAATTACACACAGCAGGTAATGATGGTTTAATATTTAAAGGCAGTGGTGATAATGAACTAGCCAGAATAGATAGTTCAGGACGATTAGGAATTGGAACTTCATCGCCAGCTACTCCATTAGAAGTTAGAACCTCATCAGACACTGAAATAGCTGCAATAAGAACAGGTTCAGTATCTGCAAAATTAGGAGCATTTGCTAGTGGTGAATCAAGACTTACTTCAGCAGGTAATGATGGATTTTTAACATTTTATACTGGCACAAGTTCTGGAGAAAGAGTCAGAATAGATAGTTCAGGAAATTTGTTAGTAGGAGGTACTACTTCACCTGACACTAATGGTATTACCATAGAAACCACAGCTTCTTCAGGCGGTTTAAATATTCTTTCTCCGACTACAGGTCGTGGTGATATTTTCTTTGGTGATTCTGGTGATAAAAACATTGGACAAATTAGATATGCTCATTCAGACAATAGCATGACATTTAGAACCAATGCTTCAGATAGAGTTGCAATAGATAGCTCTGGAAATTTATTAGTAGGTAAAACTGCAATAGGTGTAGGCACTACAGGTTCAGAAATAAGGGCAGATGGTCAAATTAGTATAGTTCGTGAGTTTGCCACACCACTATACATAAATAGAAAATCTGATGATGGAGATGTTGTAGATTTAAGAAAAGATAATACAACATTCGGAACTGTTGGCATAAGTTCTAATGATTTAATAATAAAATCTGTTTTAGACGATAAAGACATAATCTTTAAAGGCAACGATGGCGGCTCAAGTTTTACAGCTCTTACTCTTGATATGTCTAATGCAGGTCTTGCTATCTTTAATGATGGAGTCAAAGCAGATTATTTCAAAGCGACTAGTTCAATACCTTCTGAAACTTCAGCTAATACAGCTTATTTAGATTTTGCTTCAGGCAATGCAAGAATAGTCACAAAAGGTGCAGATGGTAGCACACAAGGTGGTTTTCAAATATTACAACAAGCATCTGACAGCTCACCTGCCAATACGCCATTTGCTATTGATGCTTCTGGAAATATTGGGATTAGCACAACAAGCCCAGCCGACTATTATGCAGACCAATTAGTTGTAAGTGCACCATCAGAAGGTGGTATTACTTTAGCTTCTACTGCAACAAGTAATGTGAACTATTTATTATTTGCTGATGGAACTTCAGGCGATGCAGCTTATAGAGGTCAACTTGCATACAACCATAGCAACGATTTAATGAGTATAGTTTCTTCAGGAACTATGGATTTTAGAACAGGTTCTAGCAGAACAGAAAGAATGCGAATTGATAGTTCAGGAAATATTGGCATTGGTACTTCATCCCCA